GTACTATAAAGCCAATCGCAAAAAGATGCGTGATGCGTCAAAGTTTGACTGGAATCTTATCTTTAACACACTAAACAAGATTCGTGATGAGATTCGAGAAAAGTTCCCATATAAGGTAATTCAAGTTTCTGGTGCCGAAGCCGACGATATTATAGGAACTTTAGTTAGATATTCTCAAACAAATGAGTTATCAACTGGTACTTTAGATCCATCGCCACAAGAGGTATTGATTGTGTCTGGTGATAAAGACTTTATGCAGCTTCAAAAGTATTCTAACGTGAAGCAATTTTCTCCGATGTTAAAAAAGTTTCTAATTGCAGATTCTCCAGAGGACGTATTGTTTGAGCATATTATTACTGGCGACTCAGGTGACGGTGTGCCTAATTTTTTGTCAAATGATGCTGTGTTTGTTACAGAAGGTCAGCGCCAAAAGCCAATACGAAAAGACAAGATAAAAGAGTGGTCAGTTACCAAAGATCCAGCGTCTTTCTGTGACGAAATTATGCTTAGAAATTTTAAGCGAAACCAACAATTAATTGACCTTGACCACACACCCCAATCTATCCAAGAGGAAATTATTAAGTGTTACCAAAAAGGTCCTTCAGGTGACAGAAGAAATTTACTAAATTATTTTGTAGAGAATCGGCTTAAATACTTGTTAGAGAGTATTTCTGAGTTTTGAGGATATTTTATGTCGTCATTGACTATTGCGGAAATTGTTGGAAAGTTAAAGTCTGCAAAGACTAAAACTGAAAGAATTAAGATTTTGAAAGATAATGATTGTGCTGCCATTCGCGGCCTTATCAGAATGAATTTTGATGAATCTTTAAAGTTGGCGTTGCCTGACGGCATTCCACCTTTTAAGAAAGCAACCGTACCTCAAGGATTTGGAAACACAACACTCAAGGCTTCCGCTACTGGTTGGTATGTTTTTGTAAAAGAACTATCGCCAAATATGAAGCAGAGTAAGCGTGAGGCGTTGTTTATCCAGCTATTAGAGAGCTTGGATGCAAAAGAATCAGAGATACTATTACAAGCAAAGGAACGAACTCTTGATTTAGGATTGACAAAGAAAGTTATTCTTGAAGTTTTTCCTGGATTAATACAGTCTGAGGGCAACAACAATGGCAGCAAAAAAGGGGCAACAGAAAACAACAACACCAGCTCCTCTAAGAGCACTAGTCAAGGTGTATGAGCTTGTACTGACTTTTGATACAAATAAACCAAACGAGCAGATTGAAGAAGAAACAACGCAGTTGATTGAAAAAATCAATGAGGTTCTTGCCAAACATATTAAAGATTCTTTGCCTCAAGTCTATAAAGATAAAAACAAAAAAACAAAAATTGCTTTGGTTCCAATAAAGCCTGACGATTTGGATGATTAGTTTGGATGTGCAATTTCCATAGAGTCTAAATATAAGTTTAGACAAACTCTGTGGAGCGATAATGCACATATTAACCAAAGTTATTTCCATATTGGCAAAAATTATTCATGTAACATCTTCTGTTTTGTTTTGTGTTTTTGCTGGAATTTTTGTATTCTTTGCCGTAGTTGCTCCTCCAATATCTTTACTTCGCGGAGAGTCTATTGCCGTTGCTTCCAGCGTTGATAAAGAAATTATTCATGAGTTATTTCCTAGGTCTTCATGGAATGATTTTGAGCCATGCGGACTACATTTTAACGAACAAGAAGAATTTAATAAGGCGCTCCAGTGTGTCAATAAAAACGTTTGGTCAAATTCGCCAATCATAGACGACACAGTAACACATCTTCCTAGATGTTTTATTGTTAAAGCAAAGTCAATAGACATTTACACCAGACCAGAAATTGGTTTTAATTTTGTTCCTATATTTGATGTGTCCCCTTTTGGTATTGAAGTTGGTGCGGTAGTTGGTGTTTATCAACCAGAAACAAGAACTGTTTTTATAGTTGAAAATGTTGATGCGCCTATGATTTATAGACATGAGCTTCAGCATTATTTTCTTCACGCCCACGATCCCGAAACTGGTGGCGGCGGACATCACCAAGAAATTTGGGAAAAATGTGAGCCGCCGTATTACACACCTTCTGATAAAGTAAAACCTTTGGTGGCACCAAAGGCAAAACCAACTCCTGAAATAAAACAGGGCTAATCGTTACTCAGATTTTGTTGTTTTTGTCTTTCTAGTAGATTTCTTGGTTGTTTTCTTTGGAGCTTCAACATTTACTGGAAGTGGTCCTGCTTTGCATGAGGATACACTCTTGAGTCCGAGAGAAACCAACAGGCGACATACCAAACACTTTACTTTCTTTTTAAGGCTCATATTTTCATATCCTATAAAATGATTTACGCTGTATTGTATTTATGATACATTGTTTGTATGAATATTTTCTACCTATCTGCTGATCCAAAGACTGCTGCCCAGTATCATTTGAATAAGCATGTTGTTAAAATGATTATTGAGTCGGCACAACTGTTATGTACTGCCCATAGACTATTGGACGGTAAAGAAATAATTCGTCAAGAAATTACCAAAACTGGTAAAACCAGAAACGTTCGTAGATATATTTTTTCTGATCCGAATAAGGAAAAGTTATTATATAAAGCATCACATATTCACCATCCTTGCTCAGTTTGGGCAAGAGCTAACATAAATAACTATATGTGGTTATATGAATTATTCGTGGCGTTGTGTGATGAATATACTTTCCGCTACGGCAAAATACACAAGTCCTATACGCTGTTACGAGATGTTCTCTCGTCGCCTCCATACAACATTTCTAAAGACCCGTTTACTCAACCAGCTCAGGCGATGCCTGCCGAGTACAAACACGAAGATCCTGTACAAGCGTATAGACAATATTACATTGGTGCAAAAAGAACTTTTGCTCGATGGACAAAACGAACTCGTCCAGAATGGTTTAATTGGCTAGATGTTAGTGGAGACTCTCATGCCAACGTATGATTATGTTTGCTCATCGTGTGAACACACTTTTGATGAACTATTAAAAATAGACGATAGAAATTTGCCAGAAACACAACCTTGTCCAGTGTGTAATAAAATTGGCACAGTATCTTTAAAATTGTCGAGCCCGTCACTTGTTAGTCCATTTAGGGTTGATGGATTAAAAAAACCAAGCTCACAATTTAAAGATAGGATATCACAGATTAAAAGTAAATTAGGACGTCACGGAAAAAACCTCAAGGATTATTAATGGGAAAGAGATCAAGACGGCAGCAAGAGCAGCAAGAAGATGTATTGATTGAAGAGGTGCGGGATGAATATCGCAGACAAAAAAAGATATTGAAACACAATTTTAACTTAGCTGAAGTTGCTCCATTAACCGACAATCAAGATAGTGCGTTTCATGCAAACGGTTCTAACAAGCACCTTTTGTTATACGGAGTTGCAGGAACAGGAAAAACATTTTTGGCCGCATATTTTGCTTTGAGTGATTTGTTGTCTGGCGCAGCAAAACGTATTATAGTAATCCGAAGTGCTGTTACAACAAGAGATCAGGGTTTTTTACCAGGAACTTTGCAAGAAAAAATGGCTATGTATGAAGGACCATATAGAGAAATTTTTGCGGAGCTTTGTGGTGGGCGAAGAGATGTGTATGACCTTTTGAAAAAAAGAGATTACCTTGAGTTTATGTCAACTTCATTTATTCGAGGTATTACATTTGATGATGCAATTATCATAGTAGATGAGGTGCAAAATTGCACCGACCATGAAATTAATTCAATCTTAACTCGTGTTGGAAAAAACACAAGAGTCATACTTTGTGGCGATCATAGACAAGATGATTTAAAAATGACAGGAAAGAAAAATCAAGTTTCTGGTATAGAAAATCTTATACGAGTTGCAAAGGCAATGTCCAGCTTTGCTTTAGTAGAGTTTAGTGTTAAAGACATTGTGCGCTCAGGTTTTGTTAAAGAATATATTATTGCAAGAATAAATCTGGGTATAGATTAAACAATCTCTTGCATCCAGAAACTTGTTAGTATACATTGTATGTGCATAATTAAGAGGCGAACATGAGCAAGAAAGATACAAAATCTCAGGGAATTAAACACGATCAGCAAAAGATTAGATGGGATTTGGTTCCGTTTGATGCAGTAAATGAAATAGCGAAAGTGCTAACATTTGGTGCAGAAAAATACGAGGCCAGAAACTGGGAAAAGGGCATGAATTGGTCGAGGGCATTTGGTGCACTACAGCGACACCTAACCAGATGGTTTCACGGACAAGACAAAGATAAAGAAACCAGATTAACTCATTTGTCTAACGCCGGATGTTGTTTATTTTTTCTTCTTGCTTGGGAGCTTCGCGGTGTTGGAACAGACGATAGGCCAAAACTTGACCCAAAAGTGCTCGAACACATGGACAATACAGATTTTATGAATGGTGTTTTTGAGTTATTAAAACAGGCTCAAAACCAAACGCAAGATGATGAGGTCGAAAAAAAAATCGAAGCACACTAAATACTTTCATGTCTATAAACATGAAGCTATTTTTAAAATCTCTCAGTCGGATGTGTGAGTCCTCTATTGCTAAGTATGCTTACAGCTATCCTAGCAACCTTTCTGGCCCTACAAAAAAATTTGCAGAAAATTGTAAAAATTTTGCTGATGTAATTGATAAACATGCAAAACAAGGAACTCCATATCAACAAGCTGTTTTAAAATCTGTTGCCCGACATGTTAGAAACCAAAATTTATTGTTGGCACAAGATGTTTTAAATCAGGTCGATGTTGAAACCAAAAATATTATTCCAAAATCCATATTAGATTTTGTTTCCAGAAACTCCTAAAACATATTTCTTGCTATTGTTTCCAGTTTCATATATACTAAGGATATGGGCCTGCGTAGTTTCGACTTAATGTTCGGCGCTATAATCCCACAACACGATGATGATCCTTGGCATCGTAATAAATGGATCAACGTTTAAGTGCAAACTTTAACGACTCTGCTTACGCCTTAGCTGCATAAGCC